TCGAACCAGATGGCGGCAATGGGACCGGACAGACGGTCCAACTCGCCCAGCCAGTTGCTGAAGCGCAGGTAGCGCATGCCGCCCCCGTCGAAGCGGCCGGGGCGGAAGCTGGCCGTACCACTGGTGATCAGGCCTTCATGACCGCGCAAGGCCCAGCCTGTTGTGGTGCCGAGATCAAGGGCGAGGATGCAGCGGTGGTTGGCAGCGCTTGCGGGGAGCGATTCAAACCTTGCGCTGTCAGTTTTGGCGATCAGAGTCGTCACAGTCATAGTGGGTCTCCTTTGCTGGTGGCTGGTCTTGGTGGAAGACGACGGCGGCCTGGTGCCTGGGCAGGTCGGGGCCGCCGTCGTCGGATCGGGATGCTGTGCAGGTGACCTCGGGGGGCCACGCGCAAGGCCCAGACGTATGGGAGGAGAGGCCAACCCCAGGGGGTGGCCTCCCCATACGTAGTATGGGGGTTTCCCTATCAGTCCTCCTGATCGTGCAAGTATGTGATTTTTAACGTATTTCAGGAGGTTTTGAGGACGAACAAGGAGGACGTGGTTGTTCGTCCTCGTCCTCTGCAACCCCTTGATTTCATTGGGTGAGGACGAAGTGAGGACGAGGACCGACAACTTCGTCCTGAGGACGAGGAAGATTTTGGGGAGGACGAAGTCAGTCATCGAGCCCCTCCGGATAGACCCAGATGGCGGGGTTCTCGACCTGCAGACAGGCGCCGGTGCCAGAGCATTTGTAGTGGCTCGGCAGGACCGGACGGCCATCGCCCAGCACCTCACCGGTTTCGGTATCGACGTCGGGTTCGGTGCCAAGGCGCATGCCGTCAACGACCAGATAGCCGAAGCGGGAGCGCACGACCGTCAGACCGAGCGGGCGACCATCTCGCAGGAATTTGATCTGACCTTTGGTCGTCAGAACACCAACGCGGTCCCGGATTGTGTATTTGCTGCCAAGGCCAGCCTTGTTCTCAAAAGCCTCGCCAAACTGGGTGGTGGTGTAGAGCCGCCCCGCTGCCGCCTCCTCAAAGAGGATGTTCAGGATGACGTCCGCCTTGCGAAGCCGCTCGGCGTCGAGCCTGGCGCCCGCCTCCTTGCGCACAAGGCGCTCGTTCATCGGGTTCAACTCGACCCAAGCGCCATTGACCTTGTCGATGAACTTTCCGACCAGCGCAGGGCCGTTGCGCAATTCGATTTCAAGCCTGCGGACGGTGCTGTCCTCGTCGGGCCGGTGCATGAGCAGACCTGACGTGTAGAAACCGCGCAGCGCGCTGGCCCCGGACAGTGCCAGAAATGGATCGTCCTTGACCTGTTGCTTGGCCGCCTTGCGGGTGTGGTGGGCAAGAATGATGCCCGCATCCGGATTGACCGCATCGCGCAGGACCTCCACCCGGTCCTTCAGAAAGAACATCATGGCGGTGTTGTCGTTTTCCCCGCCACCATCGGGCCCGCCGTCAAAGAGGTTGCGGATCGGATCGATGCAGAGGACGTCGGGCGGCGCATCAGGGAATGCGGCGCGGACCGCCTCAGTGATGCGGGTGACGCCATCCTCGTTCAGCAGGATCTTCAGTTTCGGGGTGGCGACGAAGGTGTCGCGCGCGGCGGCGATCACCCCTTGTGGCAAGCCGATCTGCTGCATGCGTTCGCGCAGGTAGTGGTACTGGATTTCCGCCTGCAGGTAGAAGATGCGCAGCGGCCGGGGCGGCGTGAAGCCGAGAAACGGCACGCCAGCCGCCATGTGGACCAGCCAGGAAATCAGGAAGTCGCTCTTGCCGACCTTTGGGGCACCGCCCAGTACCAGCAAGCCACCTGGCGTCAGCACCCGCGGCGCGATGATGTCGTCGGGCATCGGACTGCGATCATCGAGGAGCGCGCCAAGGCTGAAGGTCGGCAGCGGCCCTGCCGGTGCATCGGGCCGTCCGGCGCGTAAGAGCGGCGGGCCGTTGCGTTTCACATGCAGCGCCCAGAGGCGTTCAGCCTCGGCCTGCAGCCGGTCAAGCGGCCATTCGGGGCGCAGCATCGCGGCGTTGTAGCCGCAGATCGCCTGCCAACCCTCGAACGGATCAAGGCGACCGTCATGGACCAGCCGGATGTAATGGCCGATGGCGGCACTCGCCCCCTGAAACCGCGACCAGTCATCCACATCGCCTTCGCGCACCGGGTTGGACAGCACGGCATCGACGCTGGGCTTGGCGGTGGGTATCGCGCTGCTGGTCATGCCCACGCCGGGCAGCGGCGGCATGTCGGCCACCCGTTCCGCGAAATCCGCCAGATCGACCTCGACCGAGTTATGATCGCGGATTTGCACCAGCCGCTGATGGCCGTGCTTGTGATAGATGGTTCCAGCGACACGGATCGGCTGGTGGGCCGAGCGGAAATGGGTGTCGCCGCCCACCTTGATGGCGATATCGCCGCGCAGGCGACAGAGGGTGGCCAGATCCTTGCCCTCGGCGGGTTCGGTCAGTTTCCACCAGACATGGAGCTTGGCCGCCCCCTCTGGCGTGCGTCCTCCGCTTTCCACGATCATGGTTGGCGTACCGAGGTGGCTGACGATGTGATCCAGCTTCGCCGGGATGTCGCCTGCATCCAGATCGACCACCAGAGCCTGCATTTGCAGGACGTCGGCGGCGCGGGCCTGGCCCTGTTCCGCGACCGTGCCGGGGATGACATAGACCGCAGCGCCTTCGCGATTGGCCCATGCGGCAAAGGTCGCCAGCTTCTCGCGCGCGGTCCCATCTGACTGGATCCAGATGTTGTGCGGCTTGCCATCCCGGCCTTGACCCTTGTCGACAAAGCCGCGCAGCGGGATCAGCCCGTCGCACCAGCTGAAGACCGTCTCAAGGAAGATGGCGACCTGATCAGGGTCGGGATCGCAGCTGGGCGGAATGTCGGGCGGAGGGCCGTCGTTAAAGTCCATCCAAGGGTTGAAGTGCAGAATGCCGTCCTCGCTCATCCTTCCAGCCTCCAGCAACGCTCGGACCAGGAGCAGAAGCGGCATTCGAAGAAGTCGGGCGTGTTCGTGATGCGCGGCAGCAATTCGCCTGCATCTGTGGCCTGCAGGATGCGCACACCGCGATCCGACATGCGCTGCGCGAGATCCGCGTCGAACGGCACCAACTCATGGTGCATCTCGGCCGTATCCTTGTTGATCGCGGTGAACACGGCAGGTGCTGCGCTGATGCCGGGCACGCTGGCTTCCATGTAGGCTTGGTAGACCGCGATCTGGGCCGCATAGACCGGCTTCGACTTCGTCACCCCGTCCTTGACGCAGGCGCGCCAGTTCTTGGCGTTCATGGTCTTGCATTCCCACAGCGCGGGAATGGCCAGTCCGAGACCTTCTGGCCCTGCGGCGATGATGCCGTCGACATGGCCGCGAATGCGCGCACCGGCGACAGAGAAGCCGAACTGGCCGCCATCGGGCTGGTTGCCCTTGCGGGTGTAGAGACCAAAGCCGGCACCACGTAGCCATGCGACGGCCAGATCCTCCAGCACATGGCCGATGGCGAAGATGCGCAGCGACTGGCCGCTGAAATCCCTGCCGTCGTCCTTCGGCGCTGTTGAAAATTCGAATTGCAACGCGCGTTCGCACGCGTGGCCGAGGCGCGATCCGCCGAGATAGTCCCTCGGTGTGCGGATCGCTTGATCAGCGGTCAGTGCATGATCGACGGCTGCGTTGACCTGGTCGGCAAATGTCTGACGATGGTTGAAATCCAGTGTCAAAACGGCACCTCCGATGTCGAGGCCCGGGCGATGTCGGACATGGCTTCACGGAAGCCTTCGACGGCCTCTTCGATCAGGGCGCGCACCTGCGCCTCGGTCAGGTCCGAGAACCGTGTGGCCCAGCCGATTTCGTCCATCAGCAGGGCGACGCGTTTCATGGTGGCGGCAATGGCCGCGCGTTCTTCGTCGGTGAGATCAACCACGGCCACACGCTCCCGCGCCAAGCGCGTCCAGAAGTCTTGGCAGGACATCGAGCAGAACCAGACCGATGGGCGGGGCCGCCCCGTGCGCGTAGGCGCACATTTCGATGATCGTGGCGGCAAAGCCGCCGGGCGCACCGGATCGAACCAGCCAAAGCCACGGCTGGGTTGCCGGCAAACAGCACAGAGCGTTCCACGCGGATGCCAAAGCCGTCGCCGGTCCTCGGCCGTGAGGGGGGTGAAAGTTGTCATGGGTCATGCCGCCCTCCGCTCAGAGCCAGCCGCCGTGTCAATCAACTGACGGATAGCGCGTTTGTTGAAGCCGAAGGTCATCAGCGCCGAGGCGCGATAGCGCGTCAGGCCGAAGTCATGGCGGCATTCGGGCGGCAGATATTGCAGCTGCTTTTCGGTCGGCGACTGGCGCAGCCATCCCCTTGTCTTGAAGGCGCTTTCGTCGGTTTCATGGGTGTTCAGCCAGTCGTCGGCTTGCGCCAGACACACGGTCCGTTCACCCACACCCAGCAAGTGGGGGCGCTCGTTCTTGCCGCCGCCAACGGCAAACCACACCCCGTCCAGCCAGAAGATTCCGCCCCAAGCGGTGAAGCCCGTGGCCATCATCGCGTCATCGGTGCCGAAGAGGTCGACCCACGCAAAGCTTGACCGCTTCAAAAGGTCGATCTCGGTCATGATGAAGCCCGACAGCGGTACGGCACCGTCCCCTTCACCGGTTTCCTCTTCCTCGCGCGGGAAAACTTCACCACAGAGTGGGCATTCGGTGGCGGCCAGCGGGATATCTGCGCCGCAGCCCGGGCAGCACTTGGTTGGCGCGTCTCCGGTCTCGATCTTGCCCTCCAGATCGACATCCTGTTCAAGCGTGCCGTGGATCAGGCTCGATGTCCCGAAATCCAGCACCACGCAGTCGGTCTTGACGTTGCCGGGGTGTTCTTCCGGATCCACAATCCGCAGGCCGCGCCCGACCATCTGGATCATGGTGGACTTGTAGGAACTGGGGCGCAGCAGCACGACGCAGGAGGTGGGCGGGTGATCCCAGCCCTCGGTCAGCACCGCCACATTGACGATGACCCGGATGTTGCCAGCGGCGTAGTCGGCAAGGATCGCCTTACGGGTGTCGGACGCCAGATCGCCATGGATCAGCGCAGCGGTGATCCCCGCCGCCCGGAACGCCTCGGCCACATGTTCCGCATGGGCAACGGTGGAACAGAACACCACGGTCTGCCGCTCCACCGCCTTTTCTTTCCAGTGGCGGATCACCTCATCGGTGACGGGTGCCCGGTCCATGATGCCTGCCACTTCCGTCATGTCGAAATCCGACAGGGTCTTACGAACCGACCGCAACTCGTCCTGAACACCTACGTCGATGACGAAGGTGCGGGGCGGCACAAGGTGGCCCGAGGCGATCAACTCGCCCAGACGGACCTGATCGGCGACATTGTCGAAGATGTCAACGGCGGAGCAAAAACCAGCCACGCGGCGGCGCAAAAGTCGGCCACTTTGGATTTGGGTGTGACGCGCGCCACGAGGGGGCGGCCAGGCAGCAGCGCTCTCCATATAGCTGGCGGC